CTGCCTGGGTAGTGCCCCTCGATCTCGAGGCCCAGTGTGAAGGCGTTGAGCTCGTTGCCGTGATACATGTACCACTCGAGTGGGAATGCTGTGGCGAACACACCGTCCCTGAACGAGAGGGCGTGGCTGGGGACGTTGAGGGCGCGGCGGTACCTCTTCTCAGGATCCGCCATGGGACCAAACACGCACGCTGTCTGGTGGATGCCAATGCCCTTGATTGTGGCCGGGTTCCTCACGACGACCTTTCCTGCTCTAACGAGAGCGATATTGACCTTGCCCTTTGGACCGGTCTTGGGTGGGGGTGGGTTCTTCTGCTCTCCGCAGAGGTCCAGATGCCTGATAGCCTGTGTCATCTTTTTCTCCTCGTAGTCGTTATGTGTATATATTAAGTTATTTTATACTTAAGTCAAAGAATTACAGTGAGCCTCCTGCGGAGAGACTCGCTCACAACCTCAGCGCTTCCGGCCTTTGAGCTCCATGAGATAGACACATCGTCATCTGTTATGGGACCACCCGCTGCCCACGTGTAACAGCTTCGTGCGCTGTGGCACTTGAAATGGTGCATCCAGCAGTAACCGAGGCGACCATCCTCGTCCTCAACCTCGCCCGGCATGCACCTCAACATCCTGGGTGACACATCGAAGGCGACACAGTTTCCGCATCGTGACTGCTTGGCGACATCAGCTGTCGTTCCCCAGTGCTCTGCCAAGTGCTCCCAGTAATCCTCGTCAGAGAGGTTTAGTGGTCCGTACTCAATGTAATCAGACTCAATTGCAGAGTTCCTATTTTTTGTATTGAGCTCTAGGTCCTGTGTGGGCAGAGGACAGCTGTCACCGGTGCCCTCTTCGCGAGATTTGGAATCTGATCCCTCCGGAGAACTGCTGTAGAAGTTTATGGTGACAGGCTTCCTGAAAGTGATATCGTCTATCTCACTGAGGGCCTCTCTGACTATCTGACGTAAACTTTTCATTGCATGCCTCTTGGACTCATGACACTACATATATTTTACAGCGAGTCCCTCTGAGAGCATCCAGTCATTTATGCACTGGCCCTCAACCCACACCTCACCGAGCCAGCGACCGTACTTCTCACGGGAGTCCTTGATAGTCTTGAGGATCACGGATTTTCCTAGGACCCTTTCTCGAAGTGCATCACGAGCTGCAAGTCCCCTCTCCTGTGTGCTGCCTCGAAGCTCAGGTGTATTGATGCGGACTAACCGAACAGTCTGCTTCCTCAGGACGACTGAGAAGCCGAGGTCGATGTCGACCGTCAGTGTGTCTCCGTCGTACACAGAGGTGACATTGGCTCGGTAGGTGTACAGACTGGACTCATCTGCCACGCTTCATCTCCTCTGGGCGAGGCGCAAAGAAGCTCGGGGCCTTTGCAGCAGGCTTTGGCTTCTTGACAGGAGCAGGTGCAGGCTCTGTCGCCGGAGTAGGAGTCGGACTCCTCACACTCTTGGTCTTTGGAAGAGGTGACGGCTCGAAGTCTGTGTCCTCATCTTCCTCTTCGGGCGCTGACTCACTTCCCACGGGAACATCATCGTACGCCTTGATGGAGATCATGTCAACCTCGGGAATCTCCAGCATGTTCTCCTGCAGCTCATCACGAGTGATAACTCCGTCATCGTTGAACTTCAGCCTGATGAAGACTTTGGACATTGAGTCCTCGGCGCTCTTCACTGTGTCGAGCTGAGTCACAGTGACGACGCCGGGGAGCCCTCGAATATCGGTGAGGACATCTGGAATATTCCGTGCATCGGCGCTAGCTCTGGACCGGTCCTTCATCTTGAGCCTGACTGTCATGTCAATGGCGACGATATCCTTGACAGACTCACGCAGAAGCCCTGCCATCTTCAGCAGGCGGTACCTCTCGAGGTGGCGTATCGAGTCACTCAAGAGATCACCCCCTCGTGCGCTGCTGGAGCAGGTAGATGTACTTCGTGTAGTCGTTCGCCACAGCGGCTAGGAAGTCGTTGAGACCGAGAGCCAGCTGCCCGGATGCCTCGAGGCGTGAGAACACTTCCTCTACGTGAGCATTGAGGTCCCGCATGATCTCGAGGCCCGTGGAAGCGATCGAGGCGGCCGAGGCCCCGGAGGGAGAGGGATACTTCTCCATCTTCTCCAGCGCGCGCGCCATCACTGCGTGCGGACAGACCACATCCTCGCTGCCTGTTAAGCCGACAGCCTTCTCAGCGGCGCCGTCGTAGTCTTCGATGAGAGCCTCATAGATCATGCCGTAGAGGTCCTTGTGATCTCCAATGAATCCGGTGCCCTTGGTCACGTGGTGAGCAGCGTGGAACCAGACGCTCGCACTCCGGAGGCAAGCGAGAAGGCCCATCATCTCCTCCTCGAGAACAGCATCACCTCCCACCTCTGCTCCAAGAGACACCGGGAGCGAGTCAACTGAGAGGACTGCAGCTAGCTCCTCTTTGATAACCCTCTGCAGCTGCTTACTGCTCATTCTCATAGATCACTCCTCACGGGGTCTCCCATGTCAAACTTAGACATCTTGTAGTCCATGTAATCGCTCACTGTCGCAATGGTCTGGTAGGCCATGGCGACCTTCGACTGGAGCCACTCAGGCAGCGTGTCGTCGTCAGTGAGGCGGTCCGACATCGACTGCGCCTTCTTTGCGATCTGGAAGAGCTGACCACGGGCCATTGAGGCCGATCCACCGTCCCCGAAGTAGCGTCCGTGGACGAGTGGCTCGTGCATCATGTCGCCCGCCATCGTGTCTCCGCTGAGCACGCCTCCCGCCATCTCACCGCACTCGTACATCATTTCCTCGTGCTCCATTGGGTCGAAGTCCTGGTCGAGGACGCTGTACATGATGTAGTCGTGCACCGCGTCGAGGTGCTCGGCGGCGGAGTTCACCTTGCTCTCGATCCAGGGCTCGGCATCGTCCCACGGGGAGGCGAGTCCCGCGAGCTCCTCAGCCTTGGCGGCCAGCCGCTTCAGGTTTCCCAGGAGCATGTAGCCCGGGTGCTCCTCGTCGGGGGCGTCGAAGGGGCCTGTCTCAGAGGGGCCCATCTTTTCAGCGCTGTGGTCCATATCGTGCGCATGATCAGGGTAGGGCATCATCTCCTCTTCACCGCACTCGATGAGACGAGACTGCAGGGCATCACGGGCCTCTGAAATCACATGAGATGAAGCTCGTGATGATCCTGTAATGGATCGTGAAACATATGCGTGAAGCGGGTGTGAGCAGTCCGAGAGCGCCTCGAGGATGACAGTGGACTGAGTTGAGCGAAGAGCTAACGAGAATCTACTCATGAAGTTCCTGCTTTCATTTTGCGGTCCCTTTTCAGATGCAAATTTCCGACGAAGATCTTTAAGTTGTTGTTCCTCATCTGAAGTAAGCTCACCCTGAGCTCCAGTATATGATTTTTTTCCTACATTTTTTTCTATCTTTTTCGGTGCAGATGGAGCGCCAGAAGTAGCTTGCTTCATCATGACTTCAGGACTACTTTTTCTTAAGTTTAGATCTTTAATTCTAGAGTATTCATCCGTTGGAAAATTCTTGCTTTTAACAAGTTCATTTAATTTTTCAGAAGAAAGATTTTCTATCTTATCTACCATTTTATACCATAAATTAGCTAAATTATCGTTATATAGAATAGAAATATCTTCAAGATTACCTGGATTCTTTCTTGAATTTTGAATAAACTCTCTTAAATTGTTGCTAACAGCTGTCGCATTAAGTTCATTATTTGCAAATTGATCAATATTGTCTAATAACTTTTTTAGACTTTCAACATGATTTCTAAGCAATGATTTAACTTTAAAATCTATAGCTGAGGATCCAAGAACTCCTGATAATTCTTCAGCAGCGGCGCGGTCGCGCTCAGATTTTGCTTTAGCAGCTTTTGATCTAAGATCAGCTAATTTTTCTTTATAATTTAATCCCTCTAATAGGGTCTCAGCTATAATGTTTCTCAACTCTTCTCTGCTAGCTCTCATGATCACATCCTGAGTTAATTACTATACTGGAGGCGCCGAATCAATAAATATTCGAGACGTACAGGGTATTCTGAGAAATTGGGGCTGACATCATTTATTTACATCATCATTGATGACAGAAACAGTGATTCCTTGCCTAAGCAGAGCTTGGTAAATGAATTTATCTAGAGGCTTGGGCTCACGATTAAAACTAGAAATAGTGTCAGCAACAGCTTTTATAGCGTCACCTTTAAATTTACTGGTTGTTGTAATTTGTATCGCAGGATTAGAGTCTTTTTTAAGCTTATTAATTAATTCTGTCTCTCCGAGGCCTTTAATAGACTGGAGATAGGCTTCTGACTTATCTGATCGCGCCAGAGCTCTTTGTTCATCCGAAGAGAGTTCTGTGGGCTTCTCACCAGGTTCCGGCATGCGGGGATTTTTATCCCAATCCCTTATCTCTTCGATCTTTTCTGAATGTGTGATTGCCTCTCTGATGACCCTACGAAGCTGCCCTACTGTGATTCTCATATTTGTGTTCCTTGAAGATTGTAAATTCACAGTCTAATTATCTCTTTTCAACCGGTAAATATTAGATTCGAAGCAGGAAGTGGGGCGGTATCATCTTGAAAGGGCCGCTGATGAGTCCTCGGAGACCCGCGTCGTCGATTCCAGCCTCATCCAGCGCGTCCTCGATGAGCCGCAGGTGATCCGGTGATCCTGGGCACATCTGTCCGAGCATGTTGGGGCTCATCTCAGAGGCTTTCCGCTTCAAAACGGCCTCAAATGCCCTCTTCGGAGCTTCCTTTGCTCGATCGTACTCAGCACCAGCTCCTATTTTTGTCTCGATGAGTCTCTGATGCTTGAGCTCTTCTCTGATAAGATGTCTGAGATGTCTGCTCATGTCACTTCTTCCTGTGCTTCTGAACTTTTTTCCACTCGGCAGCATCCACTTTTCGTGCTTTGCCGCCCCTTATAAAACTATTCACTCTTCCCATTGCCCAACCATGCTGGGGAACACCCTGCCTGTGTCCTGTGAGCCAGGCAGCTAGGCCCTTCCTGTACACTCCGGTGAGTGCGCCGAGCGGCATGTTCGCCTTCTCAGCCTTCTTTTTAAGAGTCTCACGTGTCTTCTTGCTAAGCTTCTCCTCGAGAATGTCCTCTACGATGAGATCAAGTGCTTCATCGATGATGGAGTCGAGGTGGGACTCGGCAGACTCGCTCTTTTGACCCATTTTCTTTTTGTACGTCTTATCAGCAGTCCACTCGTCGTAGCAGCTTTTTGGACGAGGATCCTTTGAGCACTTTTCAATCTCGTAGGCCATTTGCCTATTGCTCTTCGTCTGTCTAGTCTTTTTACCGACGTAGTAGTCTGACTTACCGGGAAGCTTCTTCTTCCTCCTCTTTCTCTCTGTGAGAGTTTTTTCGTCGATATTCTCTATCATGACGCTAAGTGAGCCGGCGCCCTTCTCCATTATCACTCGATGCCACGACTCTGCAGGTATCAGATACTCCTCGCCCTCGAGCAGCCGCACAGGGAGCTCTCCATCGAGCTGCAGCAGCCAGCCGCGGCCCTCGAGGACGCTGACCGATCGGTGCTCACGGTCCCTGTGCCACACAAGCTCCTCAGAGGATGTGTCACGTGAGAACTCCCTGAGGACAGATGAACTGGAGATCCGTGTCTCTGTGAAGGGATACTGTGAATCGGGCCTTTTTGTTGGTATCATGATATTACGAATCTCTCATCAGTGTGCAATGTCTTCACTTCTTCCGCTTTTTGGTCTTCCTACGCCTCTTGAGGCCTGGGATGCCGGGATCCCTTGTGGGTCGGCCGCTGCTGTCCAGGTTGTAGAGGGCAGGATTCTTAATTGATCCGCCCATCTGGTAGTAGTTGACTCCGCCCTTGTTACCAATAAGCTCCTCAGTGATGTGCTTGTGAATGACTCGTCTAAGAATCTCTTCTACCCTCTCGCTCTCTACGACGTCATCTTCATCATCTGTCTCTGTAAAGAGAGGGTCAGGATCATTTACACCTGGAGGAGCACCGTCTGGAACTGCATCTCCTGGGCTGATAAATTCTACGCCGAAACGTTCAACGCCACGCTCCTGTAGAATCTCACGTATCACTGCCTCAAGTGTTGTGTTATTTTTTCTCATCACCACCACCCAGGAATATTGCGTCCGAAGAACTTGGTGGCTCGACAGGCCCAGTAACCTGCTTTCGTCCTGTCCTTCTTGTCTGAGCAGTTGTGACGATCACCAAAGGACTTACGCCTCTTTCTCGCAGTCTCAGAGCTTCCCATTGCGTCCGGCATGGAGGATCCGAATGACACCTTCTTCACGTTGCCGGTCTTGGGGTCGCGGACGTAGACGTAGGCCTTTCCGCCGGATCCCCGCTTGGGCTTACCGAGCTCAACCTCCTTGCCCTTATACTTCGCCTCAGAGATTCCAATGTGATCCGCACATGTCTCACAGGGTCCGGACCAGTCACCCTGTTTCTCAAGGTAGGGAAAGTCAAGGGGAACACGCTTTCCATTGTACTCTCCCCACATCCCAAGGTCTGACTCCAGCAGCTCTTGCTCCCACTCTGACCCCGGAATGTGCACGCCAGCCCGTGAGAGAAGACGCATCTCATTCACGGCCTCAAAGAAGAGCTCAGTTCCAGGTCTGTATATGGGCCTATCAATTCCCAAGCGCTTTCCGAGGTGGTATGCAGTACCCTCAGTGACTGCTCCCATGTAAGGGGAGAGCTGATCCATCGTCTTAGTGAGGAGATCTCCCTTGTACCAATTGTCTCCGGAGTTCGTGCAGCAGTAGGTGACAGTCTTGCCTGCGTCAGCATCAAGGGAATCGATGCCTACCACAATTCCCACAGAGCCCTTGTGCTTGCAGTTTTGATTCGTGTTAATAACGGAGTCGCCCATCACGGGCTCCCACGTGTGAGACTGGAATGTATTTGCTGTGCGTCCTGGTGCGATATTGTGCATGCTTACACCGTTAAATAAAAAATCCTGCCTCATAAGTATGCGGCAGGATCTCTCACATCAATCACATTTTAGATTCTGTCTAGGGATCACCTGTCTCCCTGCCCTCAGATGACCTCGCATCGTTCGCGATTCCTAAGATGGCGTATCCGCAGATGTCCCTCCACGGTGACTCTCCAAAAGCGTCCTTGTTCGTCGCGAGTCTGAAGAGTTTGTCAATCAGGCGAGTGATGGCCAGCGCATCCCTGTACTGGCTCGGCTTGATGCCCTCGGGATAGAGGACCTCAAGGATCCTGCACGCCTGGCCAAAAGAGTCGCCATACGCCTCATTCTTCTCCTGGACTAGGCGACCGATCTCCTTGCCAATCTCCTCGTACCTCTTAGTGCTTGTCACATCTGCACCATCATGTTCTTCTTGTACCAGTCAATAATCTTCATGTAGATGTCCTCCTTCTCATGATCGAAGTTTGTGAGATGCTTGCTGACCCATGATCTGATCGGCATCATGTAGTAGTAGCTTGGACTGACGAAGTGATCCTGGATGATCTTAAAAGAGTAGAGGTTTGTATCCCACCCGCAGAGCTTCGCGATGGAGAGATTTGTTTTATAACCACGGATCTCAAGCCAGGCCCTGCCGGGAGCGGGAATGGGAGTGAGGAATAGCAGGAAGAACAGGCAAAGAAGCCACGCGGGATTAACAGCAGCTAGCACAGAGAGGAGAGACAGGGAAGCGAGAATCTGAGGAAAGAGGTACGCTAGCGTGAACGAGAGCGTCCCTAGCCGCTTCCTATCGAACTCGTGAATGGTCTCATGGGCCAAGACAGGAATCACTCCTGCAGCTCTCTCAGGATCAAAACTTCCATCTGACAGAAAATAGTCCTTTGGGAACCAGCACTGTCCGTTGATAACTGTTATGTATCCTGTGTCAATATCCTTGTTGAACAGCATGACAAAAGGCCTGATCACCCTGTATAGGCCGTCAGGATTTGCCTTGTTCCTGACTGTGAAATGGGGGTTGACCTTCCAGGTGATGTCCTCCAGAAATCTTTGGACGAGATCAGGAAGCTTAATTTTTTCCATGTGATTGCTCCTTATACACAAAATAACTTTACAGAATCTATGTATCAGATCTCTTAATCTTTTTCAGGAACTGCGTAGGACACTCACTAATAATTCCCTCGGGCCAAGACACTTCTGCAGTCTTCACAGTAGAAACATGAGTGACACCTCGAGCAGCAGTTGGAATGCTCCGCTCTCTAGTTGCGACACTCAGAACAATTCCCACTGAAGATGGTAGGCGACTCACAATACGCCAATCTGACTCATGAGTGAACCAGCGACGAAGCTTCCAGATCTCACCGGCGAGAATATCTGGGTCTAAAGTGACTGCGTCTCCCTTTCTAATCGAACAGAGTATCAAGAGGTGGTTCGCCTAATAAGCCTCAACTGAGACAGTCTCACAGAGAAAGGCTCACCTGACAGCTGTGATGGGATATTTGGGTTCTTAATCTTTATGACCTCAGCCCAATCAGACTCAGGTCCAATCCTATGCACAATCACTGTCTTGTTCCAGTAGCCGCAAATGTCTCCTGCACAAAAAGATAAGATATTATTCAACTATTCTTCTCCTGTTTCTTTCAATTTCATTCTCTTCCAGACACCATCGTCATCTGTGTACGATACGCTGGTAATTCCTGCCTCTCTAATGTGCTTCATGCAGAACCTGCAAGGCTTTGCCATGGCTAGCATATTGTCTGAGCGCCTAAACCTCATAACCTCTAGCTCATCCCCGGAGCGGGCAAACCTGATGACATCCATCTCCGCGTGCATGTGAGCACCGGTACTTCCATCCGGGTAGGTCCTCTTGAACTTCGGATGTGTCTTATCAGAGTTTGTTCCAATGCGCACGATATTTCCGCTTCGCCTCAAGATGGCGGCAACGTGAAACCTGTGCCCATTTCTAAGGGCCCGCTCACGGGCTCGGTAGTACACTCGGCATATCAAAGCCTCCTTGAGCCTATCATAACACCCGGATCAAAGAATTACACACAGGGCTATTAAGCGGTCACAGCCCTGATGCAAGAAGCGAGGAGTCCGGATCCGTACACACTGGCACAGAAGTCAGGATCTGTGACTGTGACTGCGCACGAGGCCTCACGAAACTGCTGACTCTTCTTGAGCTGCGATGCGTGAACAGCTGCTGTGCCTCCTCTGAGGATCCATGCTGTCTTTCTTGTCTCAGGTCCTGGGTCGTCGGAGTCGAGGTCGACCTCACACTCATCAAATTGAGCGGGAGAAGACCTTCTAAAGACTCCCTCAGGATCTACAAAGACTGTAGGACCGGTCCAGTCCCGAGAGTCAATCAGGGCCTGTGCTACATGCACTCCAATTCCAATAGCAACAACAACTGTTAGAGTCTGGTCCCTGACATCATTTAAGAATCTTGACGCAGACCTCGATAGAAAGCGAGAGGTCTCTGCAGCAGAGACGCTCCTGATGTCTCCGTACTTATTGATAATAGCGTTCAGCTCTTCGTCCGCCACAGACACTGTCCTCTCCTGCCATTCACGCGGAAGGTTGTATGTCAGTGGCCTAGAATTTGAGATCTCTCCAGAAAAAATCAGGACTTTCATCGAGCGACCTCCTTGCAGTGATTTATTTTATAAGTATCTACAAGAGATCTTGATGTGTCTTTGAGACAACCTCTAACTTTTTGGCCCGAGAGAGGCGCTTGAATCTAGCCTCAGCAGACTGTGCTGTTGATCGTGTGGAGTGAGGCTCCTGATAGACGAGGGTGACCGGTCTTCTGGACCTAGTGTACTTTGCGCCACGCGAGGATGAATTGTGCTCGTGAAGACGCCGCATCAAGTCAGTTGTCACACCGCAGTAAAGAGAGCCATCAGCACACAGCACTACGTACATAATCCAGGGTGATATCACCGAGAATCGTCAAGCATCAGGTCACCAACTCTACACTCGATCACTGGAGGAGTTCCTGGTGGAGCCTTAGTGACCTGAATTTTGGCATAGTGAGCATTGCTTAGGGGGCCATCAACCATCGCCGTCTTATGACTCCTCTCTGAAACAGAGAGAACGACACCCTTGATGTTCATAGACATGATCATGCAGACCTTGTCGCCCGGTCGAATCAATGGCATATTAGTCCTTCCTCACAAAAAGAGACTGAAGAGTGCGTAACTGCTCCTCGGCATCTGAAACCTGCCTGATCAGAGATACACACTCTTTAATGACACCAGAGTGATCAGCAATACCGACAGAATTGTTGATATAGATGCTAAGTCCAGCAACTGCCTCATCCCGCTGCGCCTTGAAGTGACTCTGAAGTGCTGCAATAATAAGACCCTGAGTGTTTGTCGTTTGATTTTCCATATTGTCTCTTAGTAGGCCGGGTGGGACTCGAACCCACAAACCCGAAGGCGGTCGCTTATGAGGCGACTGCGTTTAACCAATTCCGCCACCAGCCCGTATCTCACCAACATCTGAATCATATCAACTAGGGGCGTTAGTTTATAAGCCTTGATGATCTTTTTATGAGGATTTTGAAGTACTGTGACCATCAATGCAGAAATGACATGAGGCATCATGTGTGCCACTTTGAGGAGCAGAGAGGATTCGAACCTCCGGTACCTTTTACAGTACAAACGCGTTCCAGGCGTTCCGTTTAAACCACTCACGCACTGCTCCAGATGTATTATTTAAGTGATTCTCTTTATGATCTTTCTCTATAATTATGATTCTTCAGTAGCATGTAAAAGTATATGATATAGAATGATTTTATAAGCCCCTGTGATTATTTATGGGCATATGACTTTTAAAATTGGAATCACGTTCGATCCACCTGATACTCCTATGGGCATGTTCAATAACGGGGTCAGGCAAAATGCCCTCTACCTCGCAGAGCTCCTCATGAACATGGAGTATGATGTGCACCTCATTGTGCAGAAAGACAAGATGGTAAAGGTCAAGGGCCTAGTGGGCTTTGACGAGAGGCTCAGCTGCTCAAACCACGAAAGCATGCACGAGGACAACTACGATATCATCATTCAGGTTGGATTCCAGCTTCTCAGGTCTGACTTCGAGAACCTGAAGCAGACGAAGTCAAAGCTCGTATATTACAACTGCGGGTCGAACTACGTCATAGACATGGAGCACTTTCTATTTGGCACCACAGTGGTCGAGCCACTTTATTCTCAGCTGGTGGACATGCACCCGGTGTTTGACCAGGTCTGGTCTATTCCACAGATGGAAATGAACAGGTCGTACTATGAGACGCTGTACAGGACAGAGGTGAAAATTGTTCCTTTTATCTGGTCGCATGCAGCCACAGACCACCTCCAGAAGATCAGTCCTGATAGTCTCTTGTATAGAGTGAAGAACACTCCCATGAAGGCTGCGATATTCGAGCCGAATCTAAACGTCGTCAAGTGGTCATTCCCTGCGCTGCTGGTGTGCGAGAACGCCTACAGGAAAGACAAGTGTCTGGGCCACGTGTACATCACCAACATGCCGAAGTCAAAGGAAGATGAGACGCGCCACGCGAGGCAGTTCACAAAGCTGGTGAAATCTATCGACCTCTTCAACGATAAGAAGATCAGTGTTGAGAGCAGGTACAGTACCCTCATATTCATGATGAAATATGCAGATATCGCTGTATCCCACCAGTGGGGCAATCCCCTGAACTACCTCTATCTCGACCTCGCCTGGATGGGCTGGCCAATCGTTCACAATGCACACCTGTGCAAGGATATTGGCTACTACTACGAGGATTTCGATTACAAGATGGGCGGAGAGGTGCTATCAGAGGCTGTTAGGAACCACGCTGGAGATAAGGGATACCTCGAGAGGCAGCGTGCTCTGATCGATCGGTACTTGCCAACGAACAGGGCGCTCCAGGATGCCTACAGGAAGCTGATCGAAGATCTGTTGGGTTGATGTACTAGCCGGCGAAGACGTACTCAACACATGAACAAGTAAATTATTCGTGCGTCGAAGAAGCCTTGGAAATGGGCTCGACAGATCTTTCAGCTTCTTGAGAAATTGTAACTCTATCAAATCTATCACGAGCAGAGATCAAGGATGTCTGTGAGACAACTGTAGGATCAGAGGCTCTCACATCGCACCACAGTCCACGTGAGAACCACTGACTGATAATCGCCCTCGCCGATGTAGCTGTATTAATACTCATTCTGCGTACTGAGTGATTCCAGGAGTCAACGTGGACAGCTCTGAATCATCCCAAGCGAAGTCATAGGATGCCTCACTTGACTCGTAGATGTATGTCTCATCATGTGAGCTAATTGCTCGAGCTCCTGCTGCGAGCGGGTTTCCACGATCATCGAAGAGAATTCTATACAAGAGAGAGCCAGATTTCATAGAGTGCACACCTTCATCTTTTTTCGCAGAGCATGATGTAGAAAATTGAGAAAGTAGAAATGAGAATTAGCGCCCAGTTGATGTGGGTGATACGGATTTTCCCTAGGTTCTCTCGAAGAGACGCCCACACTCATATAAGTATTTTCTTGCAATCTATAAGTAAAGAATTAATCAAGCTAGAACAGCTGATAAACTTCTGCATTTGCTCAAATTACAGCAAATTATTTTATATCTCTCAGAGGAGCTTTTAAAGTCTAGGGAATTCTACGACCGTAGTCCCTCTCAATAATTGCAGCTGAGCAGTAGCAGAGAAAGAGGAGATCTGATGGAATTCTGTCGTTGAGCAAATTTACAATTTGATCTCTCGTCATTCCTGACCTCATTCTTTTCCTGATCTCAAGCACAATATTGTCTATATGCTTTCGATCATCGTGTGTCACACCCCTCACTCAGCGACCTCTTTCCAGTAAATAAGTTAGATCGCTAGTGAACGGCTGGACTTGACGGAAACAGAGCCGTCTCAATTGACCAACCTGGGTGAGTCTCCGAGTTCTCCTTGAGCCACCGACGGCCGTGAGTCTCACACATCTTTCTCTGGGTGCACCCATATGTCTTGGTCCAGATCCTGCAGTTACAAGTTGCTGCCTCATTGCAGGCTTCCCACTCACAATTTTTATTAATCATTGCAAATATTTCCTTTATTTCTACTCTGGGTCGATGCAGGTAAAGGCCTCGCGAGGAACGCAGACGGAGAAAGTTGCGATGTCAACCGATGTCTTATTTGCTCCCCTGATGAGGATCCCGTGTGAATTGGAGCACTGCTTGATCATTTTTCTCACCTCGCGCTCCTGTGCTTTTCTACCTGGGTTAATGATGAGGTGAGCAGAGATGCCTAGACAGCAAAGAATGAAGACAATCATTGATGTGAGCTGTAAAAATCTCAGGGGGAATTTGGACTCCATCTTACTGGCTCTTCTTTAAAAGCTGTAGAATATTTCTCACTCTAAGCGCATCTAGATCGGGTCGCAGGCTGCTTTGTGTCTCATACATCAAAGAGCTCGACCAGTCTGTGTCGACCTCACTGTTCATCTCACACTGCAGCACCTGACAGGTGTACTTACCACCCCTGTATCCTGAATGATCATCTGCACACTTCTTGGCGGCATCGAGGGAATCATACAGGCCTACGACGTAGCTGTGGTTCTCTCTGTCTCCCCACATGAGTGCCTCAACGATATAGTGGATCTTACTTTGCATTTTTCTCCTTTTGTATCATGCTCCTAACCGTCGTTCTCAGGCCGGGATTGACTGCGAGAGCGTGGGGCATGATATCGTGACGAATGATATTTCTTGCGTGATTTCGAGACTCATTGCTGGGATCCTGGACGAAGGGAATTCCCTTCTTCTGACACCACTCTAGCAGCTCGGTCTTGGGAGTCGCGAGGAAGGGCCTCACAACGTTCGTGTCAGGGTTCCTAATGCTCATCGTTCTCGGTCGACCGTGGAGTGATGTGAAGAGCCACCACTCGACCGCGTCGTCGAGGTGATGACCTGTGACAACAGGTGCGTCTGACATCTCCTTAAAGAACCTTATCCTCTCGTTCCTCCAGAACTCCTCGAGTGACTCCTCATCAGACCTATCTCTAGATAGAGTTGAGACAGTGAGGGGCACTCCTTCTTTGCTACAGTAGTCCTCGACAAACTTCCTGGCGTCCCTGCCGTGGGCAGTCATGTGATCAAAGTGGAGAGCGTGAACCTTCCTCTTGCCGCGGCGCATAAAGTCCAGAGCCGCCATAGAGTCAACTCCACCAGAAAGAGCCACATAAACTTTTCCTGGGACTTTATCCAGAAGTCGGATCACGCTCACCTACACTGTTGTGGTTTATGAGTATAAATCAGTCAGATTCATCTTCTGACTCTGACCGCCTCTCCTTGGCACGACGATCCTTGGCCTTGAGCTTGGACTTCTTGGAGACAGGCTCTTCGAATGTGGGTCTCTCCTCACTGGTGACAGGAGCGGAAGACTGCACAAGTTTCACATCGAGCTGTCGAGTTCTCACAGTGAACCCAGCGGCGATTCGCTTGATCTTCACCTGAGTGCCGCTGCTCGAGCGAAACTTTCCAGCGTGCATATCAGCGTCACTGAACTCTGGAAATGTGCCTACAACTGTCCAGGGACGTCCCTGAGTTTGTGACTTCGATTTTTCAGTAAGTGTCATGTGTTCTCTCCTTGGGAACACATCAATTATAACCTACAGGATCAGGTGTACAAGGTCTAGAAGAGTCTCTCTAGGAATTCCCGAACATCATCCGAGCGATTTCCGCTCAAGTGCTGCATCTTGTAGCGCCTCACCTCAGACATGAGCCAGGACTTCATCATGCTTCCCTGACAGAAATCAAGCTCATGCTCCACGATAAGCTGTCCAAAATCCTTCTTAAGAAGCAAGGCCATCTCATCAAGTTGCATGGGAAGGCGACAGATCGCCTTGTAGACTGCCAGCTCCTCTTTTGTCTTCATTACCCTTTGGTCCATCAATCAGCTCCTGGCACTAAGTATGCTCCCTCAGAGCTTTCCTGTCGCTGCGAGCTGCATGAAGTGCTGCCACACCTCTCGGTTTCTGACATTGTGGCACCTGGGTGTTGGTCTGAATGGCTTCTCTGATGTGAGTTCTTTCATTCCTTGGGCCCGGGCACTCTCCGAGCGACCGGCATTCCTCATGAGCTCCTTCGCAGTCTTGCGGTGAAGCTTACGGAACTTTCGAGTCGCCTTGCGGCGCTCTTCTTGTGACAGCGTGGAGAGCTGAACACGCACCTGCTTGATAGGGGACACAAGAAAGCTGCTGTTGACTGGAACGACTCCAGACTCGAGAAGCTTAAGCTGAACGATCATCCTGTTTCTCTCAAGCAATGATCCCATATGTACCTCCTGCGTACACATTATCACATCGGTGATCGGATTGCACGAAGCGTGTAACAATAAATCACACGTTACTGATACAGTACCAGGTCGTGCCAGTATTTCGCCAAACCCATGTCTGTCCACCGCCTGTGGTCATTGATCGAGCCACACCGGTCGAAGGAGTCACAGTAGATCCTGCGCCCGAGATATTCACCAGTGAGATCGTGAGACCATCGTCTCCTGCTGCCATAGCAGGAAGTGCCACTGCAGCCACGTTCACTGTGTATGTCGCGTTCGTGCGGAGGTTGGCGGCAGTCGGTGTTGCGCCGACTGACCCGAGCGTTCTCAAATTTCCGTTCGTCCATGTCAGGGTGCCCGAGCCATTGTTCGTGAGAACCTGATTCGAAGATCCCTGTGCTGATGGGAACGACGTAGTGACGTTGTTGAGTTTAGTGATATTGCCAGTGGAGTTGACGACGAATGTTGTCGCAGCCAGAGAACCCACCGACATTCCGTAGGAGAAGAGGCCGCCGGATTGTGGGGTCGCAGTCGATGTGACAGTCGACACTGTTGATGTGAAAGAGAAGCTTACGTTCGCATAGATAAACAATCCGCCGGCGACGCCAGATACAGCAACCGCTGAAGTGGGAAGCGTAGAGCCGGCTGCGAGTGTGGCATCACCAGCGCCGAAACGAGCACCAGAGGTTCCAATAAAGGCACAGCAAGCACCTGCAGTGTCTGAACTATTAAGCACTGTGCTGTATCCCACTGACACGAATGTCGATGCTCCCGTGACATTTATTGTAGGCACGGCACGTGAGATCGAAATGTAGCTATCATAGATCTCCATTGTGCCGGCGGAGACGTTGATGGCGTTACCTGTTGCACCACCCGCCAAAGATCCACCTACATCAGTGCGGTTTCGGATGAGTGTGTATCCAGCAGTCTGGACTATAGCAGAGCCTGCTGCACTGTTTGAAAGGGATACTACACATGCATCGAGATACAGGCTGGAGTTTGCTCCCTGGTTGCTGTTGGTTACAGCAGCTGCACCAGTCGCGTTAGTGTTGAGGATGTAACACCCGTAGAGCCGAAGGCGTCCTGGACGGCCGACGCCGCCTGTCAAGGTTACTGCAGAACCTGCAAAAGACCCTTGAATGTAGAGGCCGTAGATATAGGTCTCATTCAAGTTGACGTTCAGCGCAGCGCCAGTGCCCAGATCATATGTAATCGATCCTACCGCAACAACCTTATTCGAGCCAGCGCCTCCGGCTGCTGCGATGACAAGCGGCTTGTTGACGACGTTCAGAGTAACATTGCCCCAGTCACCTGTGGCTTTGGGCCCTACAAGGATTACGTCATTAGCGCTGGCAGCATCGACCGCGGCCTGAAGTGTTGCGTATGAGCCTCCCTCAACGACGAGCAGGACCTTGCTGCCAAAGCCTGTGCCGCTACCTGCCTGCCACGTGGGAGCCGAGCCTGGTCCGTTCGAAGTGAGCACATCTCCAGCAGTACCTGGACTGCCGTTCACCTGGAGCTCATTTAAAACAAGATCAAGCGATCCACTGCCAGCGCTAGCAATAATTTTAGGAGTGCCGCTGACAGTCTCCAGTAGCAGTGTGGGGTTTCCACCCCCTGCGCTCGAGTCGACAGTTACACCAACCGGTGAAACTCTGACGGAGTCGACGTTTCCTCCGACAGAATCGTGAACCCATATGCTCAGTGTGTTTCCGTCGACCTCGAAGAACTCAGTGCCACCACCAGGCTGAGATGTCACTTTCAGAGAAGTGCCATCAAACATTAGATCTCCCGATCCGCTTATTGTGTTGAGAGCAGTGCCAAAGGCCACCTCGTTCGCTGCGATCGTGCCGCTAATATTTGCGAAAGGCTGTGAGTGCGTCCATGTGCTGCCGTTCCACATGAGCACATCGTTAGAGGCCGGCGCAGATGCGGTGACTGGGTAGCCCTGGATGGCCACGACTGTTGGATCTGGGTAGGTTCCATCGAGGTCTCCTCCAGCAGCTGAGGGGATTGTCGTTGAAACGTGGGATGGTGTGGAGTCGCCAAAGTGGAGTGAAACTGTGCGATTGTTCTGTGTAGCCTTCGCGTAAATAGCAATATAGAGGCGCTCAGTGGATAGAAGGGTCGTTCCAGCGGGAATCACCACCTGAATGGCATACTGTGCGACAACTGTCGGATCGTAGACAGAGACGTCATCCGATGTTGCAAGGATCGTCAGTGTGGAGGTGGCGCTATTATACTTGCCAACCCTCAGCTGAAGTATCGTCTGGTTCGCCTGGTTCGCATTACTTGCCGCCCACAGGTGGATATCCCAGAGGCCGGCTGGGATAGAGGTGATGCCGGGCACACCCACATCGGTCACAAAGTTGGCGACGAGGTCGTAGCTCACCTGTGACAGCACATTAGATGTGACAGTCGAGCCTGCAACAACAGCAGCAGGGCCCATCTGGCGCACTGGCACTGTGGCAGGAACTGGTATGCCTGTGATGGGTGCTTGTGGGGCTGTTCCCCTGTTCAGGTAGTAGAGTATACCCCCGCCACTTCCGCCTGAGGGTGGATCTCCCGGTACCCACTGCGATAAAGCAGCGTTCCACGTTAGCACCTGACCGCCGTTGGGAGATGTGGTTGCCACGTCGTAGCCCTGGATTCGAGCAACAGTTGCCGGTACTGATCCAGTTCCGGGCCCGGCTGTGACGTCACCAGTCAGCTCGGTGATGCCTGCTCCGCCACCTCCACCTCCAGCTTCTGCGCCAAGCTCAGTCACTGTTATGACGGGGCCATCGCCCTCGCCGAACTGAGTATTGGTGGTTACAGTCGTGACTTTTAGAGAGTAAGTCCAGGTTCCAGCTGGAGGCTCATCGACAACCTGAAGGCAGTACGGAACGTTCTCATTTGCGGCGCTCGATTCGAACTGAACGAGCTGGCCGACTGCGGTTCCATCACGATAGATGTTCAGCCGGCCCCAACCGGCGGCAGAGGGATTTGCATCGCCAGAGACGATGATCTGGACAGGATTTCCCTGCGTTGTGATTGTCGTGGAGACTACGGTGGCTGGCTTCGCCGCCGCTGCAGTTATAGTGACCTGTGAACCCTTTGTCTGAGAGAAGTTGAGTGGAACACCTCCACCACCACTTCCTGAAGCGATCGTTGATCCGCTGAAGCCAAATCCGCCGTTATACATAGATCACCCCACCCCGTTGAATCCGTTGGATGCGGTGACAAGCAGGAACCTACTCGGTTCCACGCCCGTGAGGCCGGCGATGAGAGTGAACGTGGGAGATCCGCCGCTGCCGGAGACGAACACTCGATCGACTCGAAACTCAGCAGCGAACGACTCGGATCCGCTGAGGAAGAAGTAGTTCGAGGGACCGGGATTGAGGCCGTTCTCAGTGAATGCCACAGCGAGGACTGAGCTAGCTGCGCCGGTGTTCCTGATTACGAGGAACCTCGTCACATTTCCGAAGGTGATCTCCTTCGTCTGACCTAGGTTGACATTTGAAGACGTGACAAAGGGCGTCGCCGACAGTTGGTATGCCGGCACGTAGTTCTCGCCCATGTAGAACTGGTTGTTTGCTGTCATTACTTTACTCCGCCCACATAAGTATTACGCAGGCGGAGAGAAGACAGCTACTAACGAGGTGTCAGCGATCGTTCCGGAAGCACTTAAAGGTGGGAAATCGGAGGGAGCCGTCAGGCGTAATTTCTTGATAGCGGACCTCGATCACCCTGCCGAGGAATGCGTCCTGATCGGCCCAGATCTTCTCCCGAAGCTCATCATTGAACCCGGAGCCCACCTGCACCTCCACACCCTCGAAGCGCACCAGGACGGATCCCAGCTTGCCCTCGTGCTTGCCGGTGCCCTCGATGAAGCCCTCGATCCGGAGGTCAGCGTCGTGGAAGGCCTTGAGCTTCATCACCTCATAGCCACGGCCGAACAGGTAGGGCGCATCGACGTCCTTCACCATGGCACCCTCGTAGCCCTGAGAGACGTACGTGTCGTGCAGGGACTTGATTGGCCCGTAGCTCGGCTCCGTGAGGGTGCGGGGCACGAGGCGAAGGTACTTCAGCCCGGGCTTCAGTCGGGTGCTCAGGGCGGCGTACCTCTCGGAGCACCCCAGGACAGTCTCCTTGCTATCCCACTCCTCGATGGGTAGATAATCAAAAAGGGCGAGGTAAGTGTCCCGGAGGTCAACGTCGTCCTTCCGGTAGGCCTGCTGCATGAGGGCCGTGAAGTCCCGGCCCATGATCTCGCCGTCGTAGCACCCGTCACCCAGATCCGCCAGCTCAGCGCCGATCGTGTCGTCGAAGTTGGTGATCTGCTTGCCGCTGCGGGCGAACAGTGTGGCGTTGCCGTCTCGGACCACGGCGAAGCACCTGATCCCGTCAAGCTTGGGCTCCACCGCCACCTGCTTGCGGCCGACGAGGCGCTTCTCCTCGAACTTCTGTGCGAGCTGGACCTCGAAGGTGGGCACGGTGCCGGGCATAACTTTATTGATGGTCTTCTCGGACGCTCCGATCGCCATGTGCTTCTTGAGGATCTTGCGCATCCACTTCTCCTCAGCCTCCGTGGCGCCGCAGAGTGCGGTGTGGATCAGGTCGATGGCAGCGTTGCCAGTAACCTTGCGCGCGGCGCAGCTCTCTGCTGCAGAGAAGAAGCCTGACCACCGGTCCGCCTCCTGCGGACTCTCGTTACGCTGCTTCTTGGTGACAGCGGGCACCTTCACCACGTGGAAGGGCGTGAACGGGTCGTGCCCCATTCGAAGCGCCCTCACGAGGATCGGGTTATTGCTGTGCTCACGCAGGATCTCCATCTTGGCGTTGGAGCCTGACTCGCTCTGCACCCTCTCGAGGATATCACTGACAAGCATGATCTGCCTCACGCCTTTCCGCAGTACTCATCGTACGCCTGCTGTGACAGCTCGTGGGAGGTGCGCCCCTCTGTGAGGCCCGAGTGGGTGTCGCACCAGTAGTGCATGTCCACCTCTCGGATCCCGCAAGTGCGCCACCAGTGGCCCCACACGTAGGCGACCTTGTGTGTGGCGGCGTGCTCATCGGGAGCCGCGACGAATCGGACGTGGCCTCCGTGCCCAGATTTTGCTTCCTGATCCTTGTACAGGTAGATCTCGAACATCTTCATATCACTCATGGATGGAGCTCCTAGTGTGCTGTTGACCTAATCATACAAGGATCGGTCGTCAATTGCACTGGGCGATCACTTGCCCTTCTTCTGCTGACCGAACTTCTTTCGAGGCTTCTCCCGACGCTTATCGGGAGCCACCTTGCCGGACTTCTCAGCCCTGTACTTGAGGAGCGCCTTCGTGCCGCGGAGGTCCAGGATCTCCTGCTGCTTCTTCTCCTCAGCTCGGCGGTCGCTCTCCCTCCTCGCCTTCTCAATCTTTCGAATGATCATGGATCGCTCAATGGCGCCCACACGATCCAGGTAGAGGACGCCGTTCAGGTGGTCAGCCTCGTGCTGGATGCAGCCTGAGAGGGGCCACTTGACCGTCACCGTGTGCTCAGAGCCGTCGAGGCGCTGGTACTTCACCTCGCACTCCTCGTGGCGGTCGACGAGCCCAGTTCCCATTGGTACTGACAGGCA